ATAAGCTGGCTATGCTTAGGCTCAAGGTCATAAGCTGGCTATGCTTAGGCTCAAGGTCATAAGCTGGCTATGCTTAGGCTCAAGGTCATAAGCTGGCTATGCTTAGGTTAATACAAAAAAAGCGCAATTGTATGCGCTTAATTTGTTTCGGCCTTAGGCTATATCAGTTAACCCACTTAACTAACCGTTTAAGATTGTTTAAATGTACTTTTTTAGGGTTACGTTCATTTTTTGTAAGATCAATTAAATACATATTACATACATTTTTTGTCCATTTTTTACCGGTTATTGGCGATTGGTAAATAACAGTATAAAAACCATAAGAACTGAATTGAAAAGTAAAGTCATAAATAGAAATAGGAATTTTCATGTAGTGTATTTCGGCTATTTAAGCCTCTTCAGTCAACCTGGTTTTTATAAGCTGTATTGATCTTGCAATTGGCCAATAATTATGCCGGCAATAATTAGCGCAATAATTAAGCGCAAAAGCTGTTTATCTATTTTCATGTCTATTATAATTAAGTGAAATAAATTTATCAAAATAGGCGTTTTCTTGCGCTTCAATAAATTGCTTTGTATTGTAGCATTCATTTATATTATCTATATAACTTTTGCTGTATACTTTGCGCTCTGAATAATCATAATAAAATAAATCGCCTTTATTAATCTTTGCGCCTGTTTTATGGCACTTACTGTTGAATTTTGCTGTTAATAATTTCATAATATTAATATTTTATTAAGTATCTGATATCGATTAAAATTTCGTTATTCTTATTTATAGACATATTGGTATATTCTTTATTTATAAAGAATTCAACATTATTGAAATTTATTTTATAAGTATTAGCGAATTCATGCAATACAATTGCAGTATACTTATTTTCATTTGAGACATTTAAAATATTATTCAATTGCTCTAATCTGTCCAAATCGAAAAAAATATTCATTTTATTTTTCATATATTTTAGTATTGATTGATTACGAAACCGGATAAATCTTTTTTTGCATCGCCTTTCGCCTTAAGGCCTACAATAACGCCGGCCGGATCAAAGTAGCGCAAATCTGATTCATCGCCATTGATGACAGTAAGGCCGCTATATGTATCGGGAAGCTCAGCGGAAAAAACTGCGGCTATATTTCCACCCATGCTGATTACCTCTAAACATTCATCAAAATTTGTCTCTGATTTTGAGAAAGTTAATTTGTAGTTACTGCCAAAATAACGCTTGAAAACATTAATATTTTTGGTATAATCGTAAAAAAGTAGGTTAGAGTAAAAAGGATCAAGAAAATTAATACCTGTGTATCTTTGTAATAAGTTCAAATGATCTACGTCACTTGTTCCATTCAAGCGAATAGCTATCTTTTCAAAGTTGCTTTTCTCATGAATGCGCAAAATTTCATTGGCCAATTGAATGTAAAAAGCCTGCCTGTCATAAGCCCAAAATTTAGCTTTATTAATTCGGGACAGTTGCACATTTGAAAACCTTCCACGTCCTGCGCTATATAGGCAAGCTGCTTTGCATCCTGCGCTTGCCATAGGACATAAATTATGAGTTCCAATGATATCGGATGGAGCAAGATATAAAATGTAGGTTTGCAGCTCATTTTTTGCTGTTTTCGTGTTAGTGCTGCCCTCGCTTAATAAGTTCTTGACTGCTTTGTAGGTTGGTTGGGTTGCTGTTTTGATTTGATTCATGATGTTGTTTTTTTGTAGTGTTATAAATTAGATAATGCCCCATGCGCTAAGGTTAAAAAGAATAATGCCGGCGAAAATTGCGATAATTGCGAAAATTGATTTCATGATAGTTTGATTTTGGTTTGTGTTAATTGTATTATTTATTAATGAATTTTAATTTTTTTTTCTCTAATAAAAAGATGCGTGTATGTGCTAATTTGCAATTGGCCGGATAATTTTCACGTACAAAATAATAAAGTTCATTTAATCCAAAATTTACGTCATCTATGTCGCAGCAATTTTTAGCAATTGTGTATGCGGATAATTCTGTGTAACTAATTTTTAGTTTTGAATAAATCATGTGCTTCATGTTGTTGTGTTTATTTGTTTGTTTGATATAACAAAGCTATGTTAAATATATCAATTTAACAACAATTTTATAAAAAATATATTTTATTGACATAACTATATAAAAATCAATTAGTTATACACAAATAATCCTTAATTTTACGTATATGAAAAGAAAGGGTTTTTATATAAAGAAAGCTTATAACGGATTATATCTGAATATATTTAAAGCTGATTTTGTCCAATACATAAATGAACAGCCCGGAGATTGGATAAAGTTTAAAATATTTGAGAAGGTTGAAGATGTTAAAGGCTTTACGCACAACATGGAAATAATACAACAGAAAGAACATATTAAAGATATAAAAGATTGAATAACAATACAAAGCTCTATGAGACAATCAAACTATAAATCAAAACTATGTTAGCGGATAAGACATTGGAAACATTAATAGAGAAGCGAAAGGAAAATAGAGGGGGCAAAAGAGAAGGAGCTGGAAGAAAGGGCAAAGCAAGTGAACAGGAAGTTATGGAAAAGCTGCACCCAATGGCTAAAGACTTTTATATTAAGATGCATGAAAAGATAATTGAAGGCGATATGAAGGCTTTGCAGCTATTTGCAGCCTATTACATAGGCCTACCTACACAAAAGATTGAATCAAAGATAGAAGGAAACCTTAATCAGATAGCAATTGAAATAATTAAGCCCAATATTTTGATCCAACAGTCGCAAACATTACATATAGAAGATAAGGATAATATATAATATATTGATACATAAGTCTTTACATTTCTACTTAACATAACATTAGTTATATACTCACTCAATTCACCGACTTACGCAAAGGTTGACGGCAAGGGCCTGGCACGATGGGGGGGACTTAAAGAAATTACTTTTTTGGGCCGGCCATATACAAAGCCAAGAATAATAGTAGTTTAACCAACCTTCATAACATTACTATATACGATGACCCCCTTTTCACCACTACTTTTCAGTTCGCAAACTGCAAACCCAATTTTTTTTTTCGCTTGAAACTCAACTACCTTTGGTTGACTTAAACTAAAAGCAATGAACGCCACACTACAAACCAACAAAATCTACGAAATTCTGCAAGAAAGCGACAAGCGTATTTCAGTCATGCAAGGAGGATCACGTTCTGGCAAGACTTATAACATTCTTATTTGGTTCATTGTAAAACTGTTGCAGGAGAACGGCAAAACGCTAACAATAGTAAGGCAATCGCTTCCATCCATTAAAGGTTCGGTTCTCAGGGACTTTGTGGACATATTAACAAAACTTAACATATATTCAGAGGACAACCACAACAAGACTGAGCAGATTTACTCAATGAATGGGAATACCATTGAGTTTGTTAGTGCTGATCAGCCACAGAAGATAAGGGGTAGGGCAAGAACGTACCTTTTCTGCAATGAGGCTAATGAACTGTCTTATGAGGCTTGGATGCAGTTGATAATGAGGACTGAGAATAAGATAGTGTTAGACTACAATCCATCTGATGTGGCGAGTTGGATTTATGATAGTGTTATTCCCAGAGATGATGCTGACTTTAATATAACTACATTTAAGGACAACCCATTTCTACCTAAAGAACTGGTTGACGAACTTGAGCGATTAAAGGATGCTGACCCAAACTACTGGCAGATTTACGGCTTGGGGGAGAGGGGATTAAGTCAGGACTTGATATATACCCATTACCGAACTACTGAGGATATGCCGGAAGATGGCGAGGTGGTGTATGGGTTAGACTTTGGGTTTAATGTGCCAAGTGCGTTGGTCAAGGTTATGTTTGTTGAGGGTGCTGCTTATGCGCAGGAAATGCTGTATGAAACGAGGTTGACCACAAATGATTTGGTGGATAGGCTAAAGCTTCTTAATATTGACCCGTACGATGAGATATTTTGCGATGCAGCAGAGCCAAAGACAATTGAGGAGTTGGTAAGGAACGGATTTAATGCCAAGCACGCAAATAAAGATGTGACTGAGGGGATAAGGACTATAAAAGGCACTCCCTTGTTTATTCAGCAAGATAGTGTAAATTTACTAAAGGAATTGAAGAATTATCGGTGGAAAACCGATAGAAATGGCAATAAACTTGATTCACCTGTAAAGTTTGGTGACCACATACTTGATGCCTTGCGTTATAGCATTTTTAGTAAGTTAACAATCCCTAAGATAACTTGGGGGGCAATATAAATAAAAATGGGTCTATTTGATATTTTTGGTAAAAAGAAGGGGTTGAATCCAAATCAGAATGTTCCTCCTTCCTTTCAAGGTATTAATGGTGCAGTCTTACAGCAATACAATAAAGAGTCTTATGTGATGGATGGCTACCTCGGCAATGCTGATGTGTATGCCATTGTCAGCTTTCTTGCGAGAAAGTCGGCAAGCATCCCTTGGTATGTGTATCGTTTAAACAATGATGAGAAAGGAAGGACATCACTAATGCGTTACAAGCAACTTTCTCGTGGATTGCAAGCAGGACAAGGTGCATACGAGCAAGCCATCATGGCAAGGAAAAATGCTTACAGCGAGAACGTAGTGATGGATACTCCTCTTTCTAAATTATTGGAAAGGCCTAACCCTGGTCAAGCACAAGATCAGTTCCTTGAGAACCTAATCGGCTACCATTTCCTAAGCGGTGAGGGTAACATTTACGGTAACACCGGAATAAGTGGTGACAAGGTGTTGGAGATGTTTGTACTGCCTACGCAGTTCCTTGACATATATCCTGACCCAAATGACCTGTACGGCATCCTTGGATATAAACTAATGGTTGACCAAGGCATTGACATAGCTAAGAATAGGGTCTGCCAATGGAAAACATGGAATCCAGATTTTAGTGCAAGCACAAGGTCGCACCTTAGAGGCTTATCTCCACTTCGTGCAAGTTACAAGACATTAAGAATGTCAAACGCTGCTGCTGATGCATCTGCAATGATGGCGTTCAATGGTGGGGCAAAAGGCGCACTAACCCCAAAGGTAGTAGGTTCAGTATCTGCGCAACCATCAATGGAGCAAGCAAACCTGATCAAGAGGAAACTTAATGATGATGTTAACGGAACTGCCAACAAAGGTAGGATTGATGTATTGCAGACACCTTGGGACTATCTTAACTTTGGTTTAAGTAGTGTTGATATGGAATTGGTAAAGACAATGCAGATGTCAATGCACCAATGGTGTAGGGTATTTGGTTTACCTGCTGTGTTGTTTGATACAGACACATCAAGTTATAATAACTACCAGAACGCAATGCGTGACCTTGTTACCAACACTATCGTCCCAAAATTATGTCAATTACGGGACGAGTTAAACAAATGGCTTGTACCACAATTTGGTGAGGACTTGTACATTGATTTTGATATTACGGCATTGCCAGAGATGCAACAAGACATGGAGAGAATGACACGTTCACTTAGGGATGCAAACTGGTTGACCTTTGATGAGAAGCGTGTAGCAATGAACTACTCTGAGAGAGAGGGTGCTTATGGATATTCCTATGTAAATGGTGGACTAATGAGGCTTGACCAAGTTGGAATGGATTTGACAGTACCAGGGATGGATGTTATACAACAAATTCAAGATGAACATAACAGCATCTACAACGGATCAGACAATATGGTCAATGGTGATGACTCTGCATCCCAAGACGGAGTCGGAGAGGAAATGCCGAACTGAGAAAATGATGATGGATCAACTTAGGTTGTGGCACAAAAAAAGACTAATAGATGAACGCGAAGCAGAGAGAGCAATATTGGTTAAAAGTGGAGAGGTTGAGAAACCAACTTGATGCCAAGTACATTGTTCTTTTTGCGAATGCGATTGACAAGGATATGAAGCGGTTTATTGTGATGTTGAAGAAGAACGGCCCAGAGGCAACGAGGAGTATGATGGGTACTTATGTGTGGAATGAGGAGATGTTTACTATTATGCAGGCTTTGTACAAGGAGGCTGCAATACTTTTTGGTAATGCTACATTTAGGGCGGTTGGGATAATGAGCAGAAAGGCAAGCAACCCATTTGGATTAAATTTGGATTGGCTGAACGAGATGCTTACTTTTTTAACTAAATTTGGACTACAATTGGTTGCCAACATGACCAATACTACTAAAGTAAAGATTGACACAATTATTGCACTTGGCATTGCGGAGGGATTGAGTAGTGATGAGATAGCGCAATTAATAATGGAGGATGAGGAGCTTGGCTATGCCAAGATGAGGGCAACAAGGATAGCGAGGACTGAGGTGATGAGGGCAAGTAACTATGCTGCGTTTATTGGTGCGAGCAAGCATGACTTCTTGGTTGATAAGATTTGGATAGCAACAAGAGATAGTAGAACAAGAAGGATTCCAAAGAACTTTTACGATCATTGGGATATGGATGGGCAGATAGTTGCGTTTAATGAGAACTTTGTCAGTAAAGATAAACTTGGAAGGCCGGTTGTTGCTGAGATACCTGGTGATCCTAAATCTCCGAAAGGATTTACTATAAATTGTAGGTGTACCGTTGGGTTTATACCTAAAAGAGATGCTAATGGTAGATTAATTTTAAAACAGTAGTATGATATACAATTACAAATCATTTGAGGCAAACGTAAAAGATATTGACTCAAAGAAAGGCGAGGTAAGTGGTTATTTCTCTGCATTCGGAATGGTTGATGCAGATGGCGATATAATGATGCCAGGTGCTTTTAAGCGGTCAATCCAAGATTGGGGGCCAGATGCAAAGGGTAGAGTAAAGCATTTGCTCAACCATGACCCAAGCCAACCACTTGGCAAAATAATGGAGTTAAGGGAAGATGAGTATGGATTATACTATCGTTCTAAAGTAGGTAGCCATAAGCTTGGGCAAGACTTTATTAAAATGGTTGAGAGTGGGTTAATTGGTGAGCATTCAATTGGGTTTAGAACTCTTAGGGAGCAAGCCGGAATGGAAGCAAATGAGATATATGAGGTAATGCTTTTTGAGGGTTCAAGCCTTACTGCATGGGGTGCAAATGAATATACACCAATTTTGGGGATAAAAAGTTTGGAGGAATGTATTAAGATACAAGAACAAATTAAGACATTTGAGAAGTTTATAAGGAACAGCGATGTGACTGAAGAAACAATTGAACTATGTCTGATTAAGGTCAGGCAATTGGCGCAAGCGATAGAAAAGACGAGTAGCACACAGGCAGTTGAAAATACACCTGTGCAGCAAAAGAATAACGAGGAGCTTGAGCATACACTAATATCAATATTAAATAAATTCTAAATTAAAGTAAAATGGAAGATTTAAAAAAGTTTGAAGCTGCTCTTGATGCGAAGTTCGCAGAGCAGAAGGCTGAAGTAGCCGTCAACACAGAGAAGGCTGCAAAGGCTTTTGAAACAAGGATTGAGCAAATCAACGAGGAGTTGGTTAAAGCTAACAAGACTGCTGCTGAAGCAAGAAACGAAGTTCTTGAAGCTAAAGCTGCTTTTGGAAAGTTGCAAGCCAAAGAAACTGTTAAAGTAGCAACTTCTTATGGTGAGCATATCATGAACATTAAGAACGAGATTGGTACTGCTGTTGAAAAAGGATGGAACGATATCAAAGCTGCTGCTCGTGGCAATGGTAAAGGTTTTAACTACGAAATGGATGCCAAAGCTGTACAAACAATGACCATTGGTACTAACCTGACTGGTTCTGTTTATACCTCTTATGTTGACAACTCTTATTTGAGGTCTTATGTTAACCCACATCTGCGTTCAGTTTTCAGCATCATCCCTGTTTCTACCGGATCAGTTTCTTTCCCTCGTGGTAACACTCCAGTAGGTGAAGGTTCTTTTGGTAAGCAAACTGAAGGTTCTGGAAAACCTCAAGTTGATTATGATGTAACAGTTGTAAACACAGCATTGTCTTTCATCGCAGGTTACGCTAAAGTAAGCCGTCAGATGATTGATGATTTGCCATTCTTGCAAGCATACCTTCAGCAGTCTCTGATTGAAGATTTCCAAAAGGCAGAAGATACTTATTATCTTAATGCAATCGCTTCAAGTGCAACCGCAGGTTCTTCTTCTGGTGCTAACACCGCTGAGAAGTTCATTGATTATGTTGCTCAGTTGGGTGCTTTGAATTGGATGCCGAATTTGTCTTTGACAACTCATGCCGGTTGGGCTGCTTTGTTGAAAACCAAGCCTGCTGATTACTCAGTACCTGGTGGAATGGTTATTGACAACAATGGTAATGTAAGAATCCTTGGTATCCCTGTTATCCCTCATTCTTTGGTTACAGCTTCTAAGATGTATGTAATGGATACTACCAAGTTTGCCATTGCTCAACAATCTGGTTTGAATGTTCGTAGCACAGAGTTTGATCAAGATGACTTTATCAAGAACTTGATTACCTTCCGTTGCGAGGCTCGTTGTGAACTGCTTCAGTTCCAACCAACTGCTGCTCTTTACGGTGCAATCTAAGTAGTTTGTTTTTTTAAAGTGTATATTTTGGGGGGCGGTATTCTTATCGCCCCTTTTTTTTAATTTTGTACTATGCAAGTAAAAATACTATCTACTCATAACTCAAAAATGCTTTATAGCGCATTGAAAGAGATGCATAGAAACTTATTGACCGGTGAGGTTGTCTATGCTGTTCCACATGAGGACACAAAGACATCTTTTAACCTATCAATGCAAAAAATAATGCATAGCACCGATGGTGTACTATTGCTCTTTGAAGATGATGTTGACATAAGGGATTTTACTCATTTTAAGAAAGCTGTTTCTCAATTACCAAATGATTGGCAATTGTGCTACCTTGGTGCGAATCTTATTGCTCCAATTGAGAAGTATAGTGAAAACCTTTACAAGACATTTGGGGCATGGACAACACACGCTGTGATGTACAACAACCCAAAGGAACTTTGCAAAGGATACACCGACACAAGCATTATGTTTGATGATTGGTTAAAGGCATTCATACATCCAAGAGGAAATACTTATATTATTAAACCCATGATTGCGTGGCAAAAACCACATCAAAGCGATTTATGGAATCACTATGCCGATTACACCAGAATATTTGATGACTCGGCAGCTAAACTAATTTAACTATGAACATAGTTGCTTCTGTGCATCTTTACCCTCCAGAGCATAATTGCGGTGCGGAATGGATGCTACATTTTATGCTTAAAGATTTGCAATCTAAGGGCCACAATGTAAGAGTTCTTTTACATGATGCGAATAAATATAAGATTAGGAATAATTATGTCTTTGATGGCATTGATGTATTTCCTCCAAACCCAAATGTGATTGAGAATTTATTTAGGTGGTCACACGCTGTTTTTACTCATTTAGACTACACAAGATGGACAATCCATGCAGCAAAGATGTATAAAAAGCCTGTTTTTCATTTAATTCACAATAGTCATCCATATCCAGAGATTATTGATGCGGAGAAAAATCAGCACATAATCTACAATTCTTTGTGGTTAAAAGAACTTCTTAATTATAATTTTAGTAATTTTATAGTGATTCCACCCGTTGACTACAATTACTATGATTTGGGGAATGAGCCAGAGAAGTCAGAATATATCACTTTAATAAACTTAAACGAGAACAAGGGTGGGAAGATATTTGCGGAGATTGCAAGGGCAATGCCACACAAGTCATTTTTAGGCGTTTTAGGGTCATACGATGAGCAAATAACACCAAACCTACAAAATGTGACTTATGTGCCTAATTCGCCAGATATAAAGAAATGGTACGCAAAGACAAGGATACTTCTTATGCCATCAAAGTATGAGAGTTGGGGACGGACAGCAACTGAGGCGATGTGTAGTGGGATTCCGGTAATTTGTACTGATACACCTGGGTTGAAAGAGAATTGTGATAAAGCAGGAATTTATATTAAAGATAGAAGCAATGTTAAAGACTGGGTTGAAGCCATTACAAAGTTGGATGACAAAAAAACCTATTCTTGGGCATCAAGAAAAGCAAAAGCGAGATCAAGAGAGTTTGATACAAGAAAAACGCTTGATGAGTTTGAAACCTGGTTCAGAGAAAGTGTTAATAAATATAATTAAAGATGACATATATAGACGGCATAACAATATTAGCTGATGCGGTTGTAGAACCTGTTAGTCTTACTGATGCTAAGAATTGGTTGCGTATTACCAACTATGATACTGATGATGTGTTAATTGGTGATTTGATTAATGGTGCAAGGGTACATATTGAGAAGTTGACAGGTTGCTCTTTGGTCAACAAGTCAGTAAGGATAAATGTTGAGCTAACACCGCAGAGCCAAGGCTTTTGGATGCTTGATGTTCCTTACGGGCCATTGCTTTGTGTTGATGAGGTAAAGATTAAGACGGGTATGAACACATACGAGGTATTGACAAAGAATAGCGATTTTGAGGTTATAGGCGGTAAAATATGGGTTTATACGGCAGGTATCTATGTAATAAAGTATCAATGCGGTTATAGTTCTATTCCAGAGGATTTGGCAACTGATATACTTACGTTGGTTGCTTGGTCTTATGAAAATAGGGGTAAGAAGTTCCAAGGGGATGCCAAGATGGGTATGTTAAAAGAATTTCCAAATTGGGATGGACTTAATTATCACCAGTATAAAAAAGTTGTGATATAATGGCAAAAAAAACACTAAATATAAGAATTACTGGAGTTCAAGAAACATTTGCAAAGCTGAAGGATAAATATAATTCAGCAATGATGGAAGTAGACAGAGAAATGGCTGCATCTACTGAGCAAATGGCTACTACTGCTAAATCTTTATTTCCAGGTGGCAATGCTGTTATTAAAGGTGAAACGCAAATTTATGCTCAAATTAGGGCAACAATAAGATCAGAGAAAATTAGACCATATAGTTATAGCTTAGTGGCAGGAAAGAGTGGAGATGATATGCCTGCATATATTGAGTTTGGTACAGGTAGGTATTTTCCTCAATATCCTGGTAAAGAGAAGGAGTGGCAGAATTTGGCAAAGCAATATTATAAAAATGGTAAAGGTTGGATGAAACCATCACCATATTTTTACCCAAGTGTGACAAGTGGTGTTATATCACTTGTTAACAATATAAAGCAGATATTTAAGAGGAATGAAAGATTGTAGCAATAATATAAGGGTTAGATACTTGGCTATACTAAATGGTAATATTACTTACGGTGGTAAGAATGTTCCTGTTTACGGAACTGATGCTTTTGAGACTGTACCTCAAAACTATATAATAATTGGTGATATAACAGAAAGCGCAGACAACAACAACCAATTGTTTGTAAGTGGGGCAGATGTGGTAATTGATATATTTAGTGAGCAGTACATGATAAGAAATAATAGTATTATTGATGATATTGCTGACCAAATCTTAACTTTGTTAATACCTACTACTGGTGTTCAAGATATTGGCGATAATGAATTTCAAATATATGCCACAGCGAGAACATCATCAAGATACTTAACTATGCAAGAAGGAAACAATTTTATCAATAGAAAGATATTAATAATCAACAATTCAATAATTCAAAAATAGAATAAAATGGGACAGATTTTAGGATCATTGCAAAACGTAGAGATTGATGTAGCCGGTGGCTCATCATACAAAAATCTTGTGTGTCTGCGCACATCATCAGTTAATACAACTGTTGACTCAACAACTGAGCAAACAAATTGTGGCCCTTTGACATCAGTTGCTGATGCTACAATGGGTGTTGATTTTGATGCAATTTGTGAGGTATCACCAACAGGAACGCAAATATCTTACGAAGATTTGCTTGCTGCTATGGTTGGTAAAACACTTATTTCAGTTAGAGTTCAAAACCCAGTTGTTAGTGGTTCAAGTGCAGGTGCTGCATACTACCATCAGTTTCTTGGTTATGTAACTTCTTTGACTCTTAATCAATCAACTGCTGAGTTTATCAATTTCTCTGGTTCTGTTACTTCTACCGGAGTTGTTGATGTTACACCTTAATTATGAACTACACTACTATTACTATTAACGAAACTAAGATTGGACTTAAATTCGGAATGGCATCTTTTAGATACCTTTCCGATAAGTTCGTAGAAGGCAAGGCTTATACAAATAACGAGTTAAATGAGATTGGGATTGCCCATATTTTATATAGCGGTTATTATAACAATTGCCTAATTAAGGATGCAGAGATTGAGCATAGCTTTGAGTCTTTTGTTGACTTTATAGAAGCCAATTTGAACAATGAAGGAGTATTATCAGACATAAAGAATGTAATACAAATTTGGAGTCAGAATGAGTTCTTAAAGACAAAAGAAGAACCAAAGCAAGAAGCAAAAAAAAAGACTACTCGTGGGAAGAAATAGAAGCGTTTGCGTTTGGTGACTTGTGTTTATTGCCAAATGATTTCTATAAAATTAGTCCAAGGGAGTTCTCTTTAATGATAAGAGGAAGTGAATCCCGAAAGGTTGACACTTATAAGCAAACAAGACTTTTAATGTTTACAATGGTGCGGTTAATGGGTGATCCTAAGACCGCACCAAAAACACCAGAAGCTTTGTGGCAGTTGCCAGGTGATGAGGAAAATGGTCAGTTGATGAGTGATGATGAGATGCGAGAAATATTTAAAAGATTGGCTAAATGAGTTTACAGATACAAGTTACGGCTGATGTTGCAAGTGCTGGTAAGCAGATTGAGGACTTCTCAAAAAAGTCACGAATTGCTTTAACCAATTTAAGCCTTGTTGCACAAGATTTACCTTTTGGATTTATTGGTATTCAGAATAACCTTCCTGGTGTAATAAGCTCATTTGGTGAACTAACAAGAGAGGCAGGAGGTGTTGGTGGAGCATTAAAACAACTTGGTAGTTCATTGGTTGGCCCTGCTGGATTGTTTCTTGCATTTAGTATAGTAACATCTGCGGTCACAATGCTTACGTTAAAATATGGTTCATTAGGTGCTGCCTTTGATGCAATATTTGGAAAAACAACTAAGTTAAGCTTAAAAATAAAAGAATTATCAGATTCTTATATAGAGTTTAATAAAAATTTAAAAACATCTCAAGATATATCAAGTCAAGAAGGTGCTTCATTGACTGGTACAATTGCAAAGATAGAAACACTAACTAAAGTAATTCTTGATCAAACAAAAAGTTATAACGAAAGAAATGCTGCGTTAAATACGTTAAAGGATTTAGATAAAGAAAGATTTGGTAATCTTGATTTAGAAACTTTAAAAATAAATACATTAACAGATGCAGTAAATAATTATACTAATTCACTTATTGCTGCTGCGGTAACTAAAGGTTTTGAAGAAGAAATAAGTAGAACAAGTGTTGAAATATCTAAGCAAGTATCTATATTAAAAGACCTTGATGAAGCAAAAAAGACAGCAGCAGCAGCACCACAAAGAATTGTTGGCAAGTCTGAATTAATTGATAGGACAGAAATAATAAAAACTGAATCAGCATACAACAAACAACTTGCAGTTGTAAAAGAACTAACAAAAAGAAAAGATGAATTAACTACTGAGATTCGTAAAAGCATAGAAGCTCAAATAGCTTTAAAAGCACCAGTAGATGCTGCAACCGCTGCACTTGAGAGGCAAAAGAAAGCAGAAAAAGAATCTAAAGTAAAAATAGGCACAATTATAGATAGTGGTGAATTAGGCCCAGGTAGATTAGTTGATACATTAGAAGCATTTCAAGCTTATGTTAGAGGTAATATTAATATACAAAAAAATTCAATTGATAAAATATTAACTGCAAGATTAGATTATAGAAGAAAGGAACTTGAGGAAAATTTCTTATTGCCTAAAAAGTTGGATAAAAATGCTGGCCCATTAAATAAGAACCCTTTAATTGAATTTCAGTTTGGTCAAATCAAGCAAATTATAGATGCGTTAAAAGAAGAAGCTAAATTTATTGATGATGCATTTAGGCAACCATTAGAAAACTTATTTGTAGATTTTCTGCAAAAAGGTAAGTTATCATTTGAGGATTTTACTAAGTCTGTAATAAATAATATTACTCAGCTTGTTGCTAAATTAGCTGCAAGTAAATTATTTGAAGCATTAGCAAGTTTGATACCACAAATTGCAGGCACACTTGTACCAGGTGGTTCAGAGTTGTTGCAAGTTGCTAAATTCTTGGGTAGTGGTAGAAGCATTTTTAAAGGTGCAAATTTTGGCGGTATGGATGGTGGCGGTATGAACTTAAATGGACAAGTTGTTTTTGTGCAAAGAGGTGCTGATCTTGTAGGTGTAATGAATAGAACAAATGCTCAAATACAAAGAATTGGATAATGGCATACGGAATAAAATATAGAATTACTTTTAAGACATTACAAAATGATACTTGTAAGGTTGATATTTATATTGACTCTTATACTGGTAGTGTTACAAACTTAGACCCTGCTATAAATCCTTTTATATTAAGAGAGTTTAATACTGATGATGATAGTTACAAATCATTAAGACCTCAACAAGCTACAATTAATTTTATAAGTCAGTCAGGTGTATCAATAGATGATTTCTTAGGTAATTCAGATACTTATGCTTATGTAGCATTTGAGTTTTTAAGTGCAGTACAATATTATTGGTTTGGTTATTTGCTACAAGATGATTTTGAAGAGACTTGGCAAGATGCAAGTCATGTAATTACATTAAGAGCAAGCGAAGGATTGGGTCTATTACAAAGTCAACCATTAGCTGACAATGCAGGTAATGAATTAATTGGTAGATACACTCCTTGGCAGTTAATACAATATGCTGCATTTGGAACAATTCAAACATTTGTAGAGCATAAGGTAATTAGTAATTTATATCATTCTACAATGGATGACACACTTGATGTTCCATCAATAGGACAATGCTATGTTGATGCGAGAACATTTAGTATTGGTGATGGAGAGTATGACAATAAGTACAATGTGCTTGATAAGATAAATTCTGCATTTAATCAGACATTAATACAATACAAAGGCAAATGGGTTATATTTAGACCAGAGGAGTTGTTTATGACTCCTGCTCAAAGTTTAAGGCAGTTTAATGTAACTCTTTTAGGTACAACAGTAACTAACAATAGATATGACATTGAGGTTGGTGTAAATGAGGATGTAAAACCTATTGTGCCTGAGATGTTAAGGTTTATTAATAGACCTACAAAAGTTGATGAAATAGATTTTTACTTTTCATTTCCAAGTGAATTATTTTTAAATGAAAACTTTCAAAGAGGCAATTATGTTGGAGGCGGTGCTTTAGGTTCTGGTTACGGAACTTATCAATATTTTAATGTAAATAATTGGGTTAACTATACAAATACAAGAGAGAGTCCAGTACCAACAGGATCTGTACTAACAAGATGGTTATACACAGATTTATCTGGTTTTGATTATGAAAATTTTATAGAGGTTCAGTCAAGTACAAATGAGGCTTGGGCGCAATCAACTGAAATACAAGTAAAAAAAGGCGATCAGATTGAAATAACATTTGATTGGATAGTTAATAGAGATTCTGTATTAACAAATTCATATCCAATTGATACTGACTTTAATGTTATACAAATTTTATATAGAACAATTGCAACTCCAACTGTTTTTAAATATGGTGCAAATAAAGATGGTAAATTTGTATTTGGTGCAAACTTTGACTCTGGTACAATTCCTAAAATAACATATAATTACGATAGCGTAACAAATTTTACTTGGACTAATTTTTCAATAACTACTGAGCCTGCTTTTTATGATGGATGGATTAAATTGTTATTTCCAAATAATCCTTTATTTATTCCAAATAATCCATGTATAAAAAATTTACAAGTTAATTATATTACAAGTATTAATGGTTTAGATATTGATAAAGCACAAGGAACATTTGATAGGTTTACTAAATCTCAAGATTTAAGAGTTGATTTTACAAATTCTATATATCTTGATAATGTAAATAATTTTAATATACAAGGAGCATTATTTGCTCCAGATGATGACACGATTGCAACACCGGATTGGTATAGATATAGATACCAATTGGAGTCAGAACCCTTTAAGAAGCAGAATTTGATTGCCAATTGGGAAAGGACAAGGTTTCATAGGAACAAGATTGATGTGAACTTATTTGGTCTTAAATACGGCTCTGAGCCGATTGGTTTGCTTAATACAATAAAGTTTGTTGATGATGACCCTAACAAGCTATATTACATAGCAAATATGAAGGAGATTGATTTTGCAAATGCCACCTGGCAAGCTACACTTGTTGAGGTTTATGACAATGATAGAGACTTTCTTATTAATGTAAATGCTACTTATACTAACAAAACAGGATCAGGTCTTGTACCAATTACACTTAATTATGGACAGTATTTTACTGTTATAACAGGAAATAAACTAAAATACACAGGAACACCAACTGTAACAGTAGACTTTAAGGGTAGGGTTGTTGGAAGCATTACAGTATCATCAACACCAGTTATTGTTAACTTTACACTTAGCAACACAAGTGGCATACTTAAAACAGTTACAGTTACAGCGACAACAAGTCCATTTGCAGTTGATATAAACTTAGATGTTGATAATGTTGTTTTGGCTACAAATAACGAAATTGAACTAACTTTAAGCGCAAGTATTACCGCACTTACCGTTACAAGTAGCTACTTGATATTTAACAATAACGATTCACTATATCCTACTTATAAATCAGGTTATATCTTTAAATAATGGCAGACGTAGTAAAAGCAGAAGGGTTAGTTATAGCATATACATTAAATAATGATGTATACCCATTGGCTTGTGCAAAGAATGCAAGCCTTAATATTAGCAGGGACTTTCTTGAGTTAGCACCTAAGACTAATGGATTGTATCGTGAGTTTATACCTGCAAGGAGGAACTTTACGATTAGCGGAAGCGGATTGATGAAGATGGCCCAGGATTATATGCATCCATTTGAGTTTTTTGAGGAGTTTTTTACAGGGACAGATACAAAGTACACGGCTTATTTAGACATTATTGATGCACAAAATAATTATAGGGTATTCCAATTTAATTGTTATATACAAGACTTAACACTTGACTCAACAGTTGGTACAAATGTTACATATAGTTATAACATTCAAGGTAGTGGTGCGTTTACTGAGTTAACGGTTGTGGATACTTATACTGTTACAGCAGGTACTATACCTGGCAGAAACCCTGCTACTCACAAACTCGTAGCGGTTGGTTATGGTGGCAAGTGGTACTACAACTACACAGTTACGGGGTCATTTGTTATAACACTTGGTACAGCCTTAAATGGAACATCAGTAATTGCAGCTTACATTGCATTATAAGAATAATAAATCTTAAATTTACAATATGATAGGCGAACATAATCTAAGGACAATTAAGAGGGGTGATACATGGGTATTGCCATTGTCATTTTGGGAAGATGAGTGTCAAGAGGTGGCGATTAATGTTAGTACATATACTTTTAAGCTTATGGCAAAGAATAGCTCCGGCACTACGATTTTTACTTGGGATAATGCGATATTTGTGCAAGGTGCTACTAATGAGAGGACAGTCACATTGAGTGCTGTTACTACTGCTACTTATACTCTTGGTGAGTTCAACTACGAACTCCAAGTTACTACTGCCTCTGGTGTATTTACATGGATGCAAGGCTTTGTCCAAGTTGTTGATCAAATAACAAGTTAACGATGGTAATCAAGATTAATTATACAAGTAGTGATATATATGTTAGCACTAACGTATCTCCCGTATATGTAGTGGTTAATAGCAATGACGGTGTTTTTGTACCATACACCGGTGCAACAACGAACGTAAACCTCGGAGCATTTACTTTAACTGCAAATAGTATAATCAAAAGTGGTGGCACATCTTCGCAGTTTCTTAAAGCAGATGGTTCGGTTGATTCTACAACATATACACCATCCACACGCAACATCACCATCAATGGAACTACGCAAGATTTAAGTGCGGATAGGACATTTACTGTGAGTGCAGCGAATATATATTCTGACAATGGCACTCTTACGGGTGATAGGACTGTTACGATGGGAGCATTCACGCTTTCATTTGAGAAGGATATTACAGTAAATGGGCATAGGATAGGAAGCGGTAATGGAAATGTTTCCACGAATATTGCGATAGGTCAGTTAGCAGCAGCCTCAACAACAACAGCATCACAGAGTGTATTCATTGGATATAGTGCTGGTAATTTAGTCACTACCGCTAATTCAAATGTATTGATTGGTGCGTTTGCAGGAAGAATTATTAATACAGGAGGGGGAAACACAATAATCGGTCAAGTATCTGGTTATACGTTAACAAGCGGAACATTTAATACACTTATAGGGAGGCAGTCTGGTAACGGATTGACTACAGGCATTCATAATGTGGTAGTATCTGCAATAGGAAGTGGAACGATAGGAATTACTACAGGTTCTTATAATACGATAATTGGTTCTCAAGTTATAGGACTTCCTGCCACTCTATCCAACAATATCATTTTAGCAGACGGTCAAGGTAACATAAGAATCCGTACATGGGATACTGGCAACGTAGGCATCGGAACTACTACAGATGCTGGGTATAAACTTGATGTCAACGGAACAGCAAGGGTGAGTGGGGATTTAACTTTAGGAGGTTCTTATCGTATTTTATATTTTGGATCATCAAGCAATACGTACATAGTAGGTGAGAATAATGACGGGCTATATTTAAGCGCTAAAAAAATTGAATATTCAGATGTCACTACTAAATATGGTAGATTCCAAAGAGTTGGTGGTGTAACATCTTTTTTAATTGGAGAAGATGGTGCGGGTAGGGCAGCGGTTACAAGTTCTATTTTAGAACTATTTAGCACTACACAAGGTTTCCTTCCACCCCGTATGACAACCACGCAGCGTGACGCTATTGCATCACCTGCCACTGGTCTTGTCATCTACAACACCACTACACTTGCTGCCAATGTTTACAATGGAACTAACTGGGCAGGATTAGGTGGAGATAATATCTATACTGCTGATGGGACATTATCGGGGAATAGGACTGTTACACTTGGAGGTTTTAGTCTTGATTTTAAACAAGGTGTAAATAGTGGTTTAAAAATTGATACAAATGCTGATGTTTTAATAAACAAAGACCTTGGAACTGCAAAAGTATATCGTGGTTTGACGGTATCTCCCAACGGTAATACAGGGTACAACGCAAGCAATAATAATATGTTTGTGGGTGATGGAACTAATTTTGCATTTATAGCGTATAATTATTTGGCAGGAGCAAGGGCAGTTTTTGGAGGTATTACAGGTGCAGGAAATCAATTGAACATAGCATTATATGGTAGAGATTTAGAGATATACAATGCAGGTACTATTGGATTTAAAATGTTTGATGCAACAAGTAATATTGTTTTGCAACGTGGAGGCACTTTTACAGATGCAGGTTTCCGCTTAGATGTCAACGGAACTGCGAGGGTGAATGGTAAATTAACTTTATCAACTCCCGATGTTACAAATAATTATTTATCAATCGGAAATGGTGTAGGTATAGCAGACATTTTTCATACTGCTTATAGATTACGAGTAGGTGGTGTAGTTGTAGTTGTAGAAAAAATTGTAGGAGATACAAGTGGGACTGCATTAGATGTTAGAGCAAATTCAGTTATAGATGCAAAAGGTTATTTACTTGCTAATACATTTGGTGTTGGAACAGATACAACTGCTATCAGCGCATCATCAATAGTTGAATTTTCATCCACAACCAAAGGCTTCCTCCCTCCTCGTATGACAACAACGCAAATCAATGCAATTGCAAGTCCGGCCGAAGGGTTAATTGCATACAACACAACTATATCCCATTTATGTTGCTATAAAGCAGGTGCTTGGGTTAAATTATCACATTCACCAATGTAATATAAAATAAAATAAAAATGGCAAAACAAATCTCACCCGTTACAATATGGGTAAATGGCGAAAGCAAAGTAGCAGAGTATCTGCAAGTTACAGGCATAAATGACAATTATGAGTCAAGTGCTACAAACTATTGGCAGTTGTTCACTAAGGTAACTACTGATGGTGTTGATTCTCAAGGTGAAGCGGTTGCTCAAGGTAATACTACGATTAGCGGTCAGGATTACATTAACTGGGGAGATCAGCCAGCGATGGCAATCAATGCTTGGATTTATGATTGGGTGGCACAGCAACTTAACTTGACAATTATCTAATGCGGATAAACCGATCAATTATAGCGAATCAAACTGAGTCAGTACCAGTAACAAGGACTCTGACAATTGGGGGTGTAACCTACGACCTATCTCAAGATAGAAGTTGGACAGTTGGTGGTAGTGGTACTGTCACCTCAGTAAATATGAGTGTTCCACTTGGTTTTGCTATTGGTGGCAATCCAATCACAACAAGTGGTACACTTGCAGTTACATTTGCTGCCGGTTACGCTTTACCAACAACTGTAAAGCAAAGCAATTGGGATGATTCATATACTTTTGTAGCTGCATTCCCATCACAGACAGGCAATAGTGGTAAATATCTAACAACTGATGGTAGTGCATTAAGTTGGGCAACAGTTGGTGGAGGTGGCGGTACTCCAGGGGGTAGTAATACTCAAGTGCAGTTTAATAACGCAGGGGCATTTGGTGGTGCATCAAATGTAAAGATAGTTAGTGGCAATCTAACTTTAGCAGATGCTGCGTTCCCTTCTGCACCATCAGCAAGTCATACTACTGTATTCATGGACACAATGGCAAATAGAAGTCTTGTGGGTTCTATCGGTTCAGATGGTACACATTTTGACTTTCAACCTGCTTTGTTTAACTCAACCACTTACCTTTGGTTAGCAGGTACGGGTACAACACTTGCAATCAACTGGGGTACTTCATATACGGCAAGAAACAACGGTACTAACGCTGCACAAGCAACACCTACTAAAGCATCTACAAGTGCCATTACCTCAATGAATCGTGCAACCTTCTCAACAGGTACAACGGCAACGGGTGCGAGTGGTATTCAGTCCTCTGCTACAAATGCTTTTATAGGTAATGCTGCAAATCTTGGGGGGTTCTTTTTCTTTGCAAGGTTTGCTCTTGAAGCAAGAAGTGGAACACATAGGTTATTCGTTGGATTGAGTGAAAACAACGCAACACTTAATGCTCAACCATCAACATTAAATAATACGCTTGGGATTGGTTTGGATAGTGCAGATACAAATTTGCAGTTTATGATTCGAAATACTGTTACATCAACTAAAATTGATACAACAATTGCTGCTGATACAACAACAATTTATGATTTTTATATGTACTGCGTACCTAATGGAACTACGATATATTTTGAATTAAGGAATGCACTAACAAACGCAGTATTAAAAACATCAAGCGAGAGTTCTAACCTACCGGCAAATACTGTGTTTATGTATATGCAATCACATATACAATCAGTAACAGGAACAACTGCAAAACTACTTGCACTAAATCGTATGTACTTAGAATCAAATCTTTAATATGGCATTGACATATAAATATGTGATAAGGCAGTCAGCAAATATGCTATACTATACAGAGAACCATGATGTGCCAATGTCAGATAGGTGGAGTCCTAATTTTATGGATGCTTACCTTTATGACTCAAAGGCACTTGCAGATGCTGAGATTGAGTTGGATGATCATGGGGCAATTTATTTTCAAGTGCAAGAAATTACAATAAAATAGTTATTTTCACATCTAAATTATAAACTATGGACTTAATTACTTTGAAGGCCCAAGCCTATGACATTTTAGCTCAGATTGAATACTTGCAAAAGCAACTACAAGAGACTAATGCCAAGATTGGCGAAGAAATTCAAAAGCAGAACAACGAAAATGGATAGCAAAAGTATTGGAATGTGTGTAGCGACTATACTGATTAAACTTTGGGCAGATCTTGCACTAAGTCAAGTTGGTGTAGTCGTTGCCATTTTAGCAGGGATTTCAACGATTATTTACAATGTGTATCGGATGTATAAAGAATTAAAGTCGTGAGGCAGTTCTTCACCGAGGAAAGCAATCGTTTAAGTATGAAAAGACTTTGTGCCATTATTGGCACTTTGTCACTTTGTGCCACTATGATTGCTAAACCTACTGAGGTTGCTATTTATTCAGTTACATTTTTGGTATCATCAGCATTGGGGTTGTCATCTGCTGAGAAAATATTTAAGAAATGAGGTACATACTTTTAATTCTTTTATTTGTTGGATGCAATCCAGTCAAGCAAGTGTTGAGGGATCAGGACAAGTTAGAGCAAGTCGCAAAGGTTGTGGTGGCAGGGGGATGGTGTGCAAATGATACAACGTTTATCACCAAGTCAGATACCTTGATTAAGGTTGATACATTGGTTGAGGTTCATACCGATGTTGAGATTCGTAACATAAATGATAGTGTATTTGTTACGAAGTGGAAAACAAAAAACATAATTAAGACTTTAACCATTCACGATACCTTGAAGTCCTACATAGTGGACAATGCTCGTGTAAGGTTATTACAGACCGATTCAGCACGTTTAAGTAATGAGGTAATACGTTGGGAAAGGAAGGCAAAGAAAAGGCAAGCATGGATATTTGCATTAATTGGTCTTTGGGTTCTTATTGGATATCTAAAAACTAAAATATGAAACTTAACAAAGAGGGTGCAGACTTGATAAAAGAGTTTGAAGGGTGCAAATTAAAGGCGTACCAATGCTCTGCTAAAAAGTGGACAATCGGATTCGGCAATACTTATTATGAAGATGGTAAACCAGTCTTGCCAGGTCACGCAATAACTCAAGAAAAAGCAGATCAACTCTTTGAAATTATAGCAAATGAGTTTGCTGAAAAGGTGGCAAAATTAGTGCCATCGCATATAACTCCTAACCAATTCGGGGCATTAGTTTCTTATTCATATAATTGTGGCATTGCAAACTTGCAAAAGTCAACACTACTTAAAAAGGTTATTGCTAACCACAATGACCCAAGCATAAAAGCAGAGTTTGCAAAGTGGAACAAGGCAGGTGGCAAGGTTCTTGCAGGTCTGACACGCAGAAGGGAAGCAGAAGCAAACCTTTATTTTAAATGAAAAAAGTAAACATAGTAAAAGAATATCGTGAGAAGTATGGTTGGGATATGCCTACCTTAAAACTTGCGAGGATTATTTATAATGAACACCCATTATCGTTTAGTAATGTAGACCACGTAAGAACTGTTTTGAGGTCAATAGAAAACAAATTAGGGAAAAATAACAGAGTTACAACAACAAAAGAAATGCCAACAAGATTGAAAAACCCATATCAACTTCCTGAATCGGATGAGGCAATATACCAACCTTATGAACTAAAAGCGAAGCGTTTGTTGGTTCTTTCCGACATCCACATTCCTTATCATTCTATTGATGCATTAACCTGTGCTTTTGATTATGCAAAAGGCGAGAAGCCTGATGCCATACTTTTGAATGGTGATACCTTAGATTTCTTTGGTTTGAGTAGGTTTTCTAAAGACCCTAAAGCAAGGTCATTTGCACACGAATTAAAGACCTTTAAAGAGTTTATGGATGTGCTAAAAAGTACATTTAATGCAAAGATTTATTTTAAAATTGGTAACCATGAGGAAAGATACTTTCATTTTCTTTGGATGAAGGCACACGAGATTGTCGGGGTTGAGGAGTTTGAACTTGAGAATATTATCAAGTCAAGGGCAGAAGGAATAGAGATAATAAAGGACAAGCGGATAATGAAAGCAGGTGATCTCAATATTATACATGGTCACGAGTTTGGTGGATCAGTATTTTCTCCTGTAAACATTGCGAGGGGATTGTTCTTGAAGGGTAAGGTAAGTGCTATGCAAGGTCATAACCATCAGACATCAGAACATACTGAGAGCAACATGAATGGTGATATAACTACCACCTGGTCAGTCGGTTGCTTATCTGAGTTGCATCCGGCCTATCTCCCCATTAATAAATGGAATTGGGGTATGGCATTAATTGATATTGATGGGCAAGAATTTGAAGTTAGAAACAAACGTATACATAACGGCAAAGTTTTGTAATATGGAACAAGACCTCGTTTTAGGCGAACCAGAAGCGGAGGAGGTTGAGGAGTTAATTGAAGAAATATCTTACAGCGAATACATAGCAGCATCAGTTGATGTTCTAAATATGCTTGAAAGTGCAAACCCAATGACTAAGATTGAGGTAAAAAGGGTAGAAAATTTAAGAAAAATGTGCTTTGAGATGCTCGAATTTTCAGTAAAAGCTATGCACGAAACTTTGTTTAGCAGTTAGTTTTGGTTATGTTTGATTGTGTTTACCCCCCTTATTTCTATGAGGGGGTTTGTTTTATATATTATAAAAACAAATATATATAAAGTTTGTACTTTGTATACAAAACTATTATATCTTTGCTTTATAAAACAAAAATAAATCACATGAAAGAAATTAGAGAACTAAGAAAAAAGAAAGGCATCAGCCAGGAGAAGCTTGCATCAATTAGCGGTGTCACAACAGTTACAGTTAATCGTGCAGAGAATAGTGGGAAGGTACGCCAGTCAACTTATCTTAAATTGCTTAACACTTTAAACACTTTACAAGATGTTGTATCTATGCCTGTCAATAATGGCTTGTAGTATTGTTGCAAGTTTCATTGGAATAATTCTTTTAAACTATGACAAAAGGAATGCACAAGAAATGGTACAACGCAGAAGTCTCTACCAAATCCCGTCAGCGTTTTGGGATGAATACAACTCAATCACCCTTGACATCTACTATATGTCAAACGGAAGTGCAGAAGCCATCAGATACAAGATTGAGGACTTTGAGTATAAATATTCGCAAATCGTTGACCAATTGGTTTACAACGATAAAATGTCAGAGATTCTTTCAATGTATAAAATGAAACAAGAGTTTATAAACAATAAAACCAAGTAAAATGGGACTAACAAACAGTCAAGGCGGTTCAAAAGTGTTTTTGAGCATTTCAAACGGGAAACTCGTGAGGAGTTTTAAAGAAAAGACAGAGGGTGCAGTATCTCGCATCAACAAAGCAGGTCGAGAAGTATTTGAGATGTTCTATGACTCTCTTGAGGGAACAATCAAAGAAGTAGGCACAAAGGAAAGCGACTACGGCAAGTTCTTGGTAGTGCAAGTTGAATCAAATGGTGTAAACTATCAGCTTGAGATGAACTTCTCATCTGGTTATAGTGCATCTTTTCTCAAGACACTTCCAAATGTAAAGCTTTCTGACAGGGTACAAATTACCCCTAAGCTGACCATTGAAGGTGACAAGAAAAAAAGTGTATGCTTCCTAAACCAAAATGGTAGTGGCTTAAAGTGGGCATTTACTCGTGAGAACCCAAATGGTATGCCTGACCTTGTTAAGATTAAAGTAAAAGGAAAGGATACTTGGGATGACTCAGATAGGATGGAGTTTCTTGAGAACAATGCAAAAGGTCTTTTTATGAAAAATCAAGAAGATAGCGAAGAAGTACCTTTTTAAACTTTAGACAAGGTTGATGTAATCGGGAATGAATACCGACTTGGGTAACATCCGCAAAATTGCGGGTATATGGGTTCGACTCCCATACCTTGTCCTCACTTTTAAACAAATACTAATGCAGAATTTTAACATTGACATCAACAAAGGCCGGATTGAGTTCGTTGACAATCGGTTCTATGCTACTGAGAATGGTAATTATGTCCCATCAGTCACCACAATTTTAGAAGCATACCCAAAGGATGCTGCTTTTTTTAAATGGCTTAAAGATGTAGGACAAGATGCTGACTCCATTCGTGATGAAGCAGGGCGCAGAGGCTCACTTGTGCATGAGTTGACTGAGCAGTATGATCAGCACCAAGAGGTGACATTTGTCAACCAGTATGGCAAGCCTAAGTACAAAATGCTTGAGTGGGCAATGCTTGAGAGGTATGTTGACTTTTCATTGACTCAGCAACCTAAGATGAGAATGATGGAGATGCACTTCTCATCTGATGTGCTTGGGTTTGCAGGCACAGTTGATAGAGTGCTTGAAATAAATGGCAAAGAGTACTTGGTTGACATCAAGACCTCAAACAATATCCACAACTCTTATTGGCTGCAATTGGCAGCCTATAATCAACTGCTGAAGGAATATGATTACCACGTTGAGGGAGTGGCTATATTGTGGCTTAATGCCAAGACAAGGACTGCCGGAAAGGGCGGTGCAATCCAAGGCATTGGTTGGCAGTTGCTGACCAGAACACTTGAGGAGTCAGCACAAGATTGGCAGACATTTCAAACAACATTCTCACTCTGGAAGTCAATCAATGAGGACATCAAGCCAAAGCGCACATCTTACCAAATAACACATCAGAAGAATAAAGCATAAAAAAGACATCAATGGGTAGTTCAGTTGTATCATGTATACATCATTTAAAGCTTGCTGATGAGTATGCAAAGGACTTTGTTAGGCAAAACCCTAATACTCGTGGGGCCACAATATTTGCCAATTATTCATTAAAGCTAAATTGGATACTTAGAGATGTTGTAACTTACCCTCACTTCGGAGATGATGTACGGGAAGGGATGAGAAAGGAGATTGCATCAGATGCATTTTCGTATGACTCGCTGACTGAGAAGTTGGCACTACTCAACCCTGACCAACGTGAGGAACTTGATGGACTGCTTAGTGATATACTTAGAGGCAAGACAATTGAGATAACAATCAAATAAACACAATGCAAAAACAAACACCAGTTGAATGGTTGGCACTTAGATACCACCACAGGCAAGGTTACCTTTCTCAAGATGACATCGCAGAAGCAAAGAAAATGGAGAAGGAAGCAGTTGGTGCAAAAAATGCACATACTGATGCACATACTCAATCATCACCTTACGAACTTTGGCAACTTGAAACTTATGGCAACTATTACAAAGAAGATGAAACGCAACATGATGTTGAACCCGATTTGGATTAAATGCCGTCTATGCAAACACAAATATACTTTAACTTTAAAAAAACAAAGCTTATGTCCAAAATGCCATTGCCTAAATGGGGTGATCTTAACACCTACGAACGCCACAAACTTATTGGTGAGTTAATTGACTCAATGATCTATTCCGGAGAAGCCTTACAACACCTTAAAGTAACTGTTGAGCAGTTCAGATTGATGGGTTTTGTTAGGTCTGTAATCCTGCCACAGAATGAACCCGATGAGGTATGCCCTAATTGTGAGGGTATAGGTTGCAATGATTGTGTAATTATTTTAAATGATGAACTATGAACGTACAAGAAAAAGCATCTTGGTTAGTATTAAGGTTTATGTCAAAGGTTGTTAGTATGAAGCTTGCTAAAGAATGTGCAACAATTGCAGTAGATGAGATTATGACTGTCATTGATTGGGATGTAGAATATTGGCAAGAAGTCAAACAAGAGATTGAAAAGCTATGATACTTAGAGATTACCAGGAGGAGATAAGTGATAAAGCAGTTCAACTCCTAAAAAAGTATAAAATAGCTTACCTCGCAATGCAAGTTAGAACAGGCAAGACTCTTACTGCTATGGCAACGGCCCACAAGTTTGGTGCTAAGTCAGTCCTATTTGTTACAAAGAAAAAAGCCATTGGTGATATTGTCAACCAGTTTAGTGGTAGTAGCATAAAGATAGGTATATATGTTACGAACTTTGAGCAGCTTGCTAACGTACATGAGTCATTTGACCTGATCATCATTGACGAGGCACACAGCTTGGCTGCGTTTCCGCTTCCATCAGGTAGGGCAAAAGACTTAAAGCGTATCTGCTTTGGTAAACCTATTATATACCTTAGTGGTACGCCAAACCCAGAGTCATTCTCTCAGCTTTATCATCAGTTCTGGGTCAGCAGTTACTCTCCATTTGACTACCACAAGACCTTTTACAAATGGGCAAATGACTTTGTCTATGTAAAAAAAATGATGATAAATGGTCAATCATTTAATGACTACAAAAAGGCTGATGAGAAAAAAGTCATGGATTGTTGCAAACATTTGTTTATAACATACACCCAAGAACAGGCAGGTTTTGAGTCATTTGTACAAGAAACTGTACATCATATAGAAATGCAAGAGTCTACCTATAAGTTTGCTGAAAGGCTTCGTATAGACAAGATAATGACCAATAAGGATGGTGAGGTAGTGCTTGCTGATACTGCGGTAAAGTTGATGCAGAAGCTACACCAGATATTTAGCGGTACAGTTATCGTAGATATGCCAACCAGGTTAGCAAAAGCCTTTGACTATACTAAAGTAAAGTATATAAAAGAAAAGTTTGCCGGTCAGAAAATAGCCATTTACTATAAGTTTATAGCTGAAGAAATGGCAATAAGATATGTTTTTGGCTCAGAAAACTTGACAAATGAGGCTACTGTGTTCAATGAGTCAACCAATTTGATATTTATATCACAAATCCAATCCGGTAGGGAAGGAGTCAATAT